CATCATCTTTTAGTACTCGCCACACTTCACGGAAAACTTTTACAAGTTGTTCAACATAGGCTTCGGGGGAAGGCTCTAAACCTATTTGCCCTTCAACGCCATAATCGCGCAAGCCGTAGTAAGGCGGGCTAGTTACCACGCACTGAACCGAGCAGGCAGGCAGGTCTTTCAGGGTTTCAAGGACATTGCCTTCGAGTATTTTTGCTGACATAAGTAAGAAGCCTAACGGCAAGCGTTACTGGCAATTGGCGGAGGGTGTAGATTCACCGTCCGCTTTGCCCGCGCCCGCCAATTGTCCAGTGCACGCATTGTTGGGCGTTTTACTGGACGGCGAAAACATATTCATCGTGGCGATTTTCAAACTGGATAGATTTCGCGGGTTGAGTTTTTGTATCGTCAATTGCGTTTTCCAGACAATATCCGTGCATCCATGCCATGCGCCAGGTGATTGGGTTTTTCCCATAAACCCCGCCTGTCATAAACGGATTTTCTGTATCAACTTCGTCACCGCATATCGCACATTTCATTTTTTCACGCTCCTTTTTTGCCAAGTATACGCCCAACAAAGCGTGGAGCGGACTATTTGAAGGCATAGGCATTTTGCCCGCCGTCGTCATAAATTTACAAGGTTCTGTGCTGGCGTAAAGCCGCTCACGCAAGCCGTTAGCCAGCTTTCTCGTTTACGATTTCTGCCATGTGCTGACAGACTTCCGCGTCTGCGGGTGAACCCTGCTCGATGTACAACTGCGCGGCGGCTTCATACAGGGTGATTGCTTCCGCCAAATTACCATCGGTAAATTCGGCATCCATTGCTTGCTCGAAAACTTCACTTGCGGTTTGAGACATGATATTTTCCTTTTGCCATTTGAACAGCCAGAGCGGGCTAACATATTGATATACTAACGGCTATTAGCCTAACCTCGATTTTACTGCTTTATGATAATATGTCAATATGGCAGAGATCACACCAAAACTAATCGAACAAACCCTGAAACCGCATAAAATCCATGGTATCTCCTGTATGGTATTATCTTGGGAAGTAGAATCTCTCTACTTCCCAAGAATTGTATCATGAAATAACACTAAAACGGAATATCCGATTCGGCAGGCATGGCGGAAGCAAGATCTTCCGTAATTTGATGTTCCTGTTCAACTACAGAGGCAGTATCTGACTTTACCAAAGTAACGCGTTGTGGGAAACCGTTGAACTTTTGTGTCAAAGAAACGCCAGTTGTACCATCTTCTTTAGTCCAGGTGTCCATAATAGGATGACCCCTGAGTTCCAGAAGAACAAACTCGCCCTTTTGAAGACGAGCAATGGATTCGGCCTGTTTACCAAAAGCGGAAATGCGGACCCAGGTCTCATTAACCATCTGTAGTTGACCCTCAACCTGATAAGCATCGATCATCACGGTAGAGAAAGACGCAACTTGAGTTCCATTATTTAAGAATCTTGAAGCAGGTTCAGTACAAACTTTGATCAGAGACAGATTGTGCTTGGTTGAATATGCTTTGTACTGGGACGTATTTTGCTTGTGAGTAGCCATTTGAAATCTCCTTTAGAGATAATTAGAGTTTGTGATTAGGACATAACTAGCAACTAATATTAATTGCGCCTAGCGGACTTAAAACTTCTTGAGTATTCTCTCCTTTCAAATAATCATTTCCAGCATCAAAGAAGTCTTTCATTGGCCATCCTACTTCTTTTTGTGTTACAAACCAGTTCGCACTACGAACCTGGTGTAATAACCAAGTTGTAATCATTAGAGCAATGCCAATATAGAGCGGTTCGGGATCGAGCCAGATTGCCACTTTGCCCTCAAGTTGTGGCAGAATTGCATTACATTTTTCAATAGCATCAGCATGATCTTTAATGTTTTTTAGATCCAGTACTTTCAGATCCATGGTATCAACTGCTTGTTTTGTGAGTATGACAATGGTATCCATTATGATCTCTCCTATTTCTTTTCTTTATCAAGAACGAAATGGTCTGCAACGCTTTTGGGGTTCCGTGCACGCGCTGCATTACCAGACCATGTTTTATAACAAGCTTCAATTTCGTGGTCTTTCGCTCCACAATAAGCACAGCGCATGTGGAAATGATTAACTGATCCAGACCACGTTTTTGGACAATTCTTAATGGTATGTTTATTACTTCCACAATAAGCACATCTCATTTTATTCTCCTTTTGTCTGTGCTTCTTTCCAGTGTGCCAAATATGGTATCAAGTTAGAAAATGTAGCAAGTACCATTATTCTAAAACCATTAGTGCGCAATTTGAATTCTGGCAATCGTTGGCATATAAGGCGCCATTTCTGATCTTGTGCATCCAAAATGGCAATTGCAGCGACATTGGTTTTCTTGGTGCGCGCTTTCATAAGTTCGCTACATTCGTCTATAAGTAAACGCGCTACCTTTAGCATTGTTTGCTCATTAGGTTCTTTACGAATAAAATCAACATACCATTTTGCTCTTTTAACCATGATAGCTATAGTTTACAACCTCTTGAATAGAATAAAAGACTGGAACACCAATCTTCAATGCAAATTCTACTTCCTGATCTGCTCCAGCGCTTTCTCCTGGTAAACGAAGTAGACAATCACATCTTTTGATAGTTTGCTCATCATATTCCATCCACGCTTCATAACGTTTGGGACTTACCTCGTCCCAGAAGTGGGTCCAAAGCGGAGGAACTGGATGAAAACCCAAATGTAAAAGTTCATCAGAAGCCCGAAACTGATCCAGAACATTCTCTAGCTTATTACCAATAGAATAGGGACTTGCAATGTAAACCCAACATTTTTGTGGGCTGGAAATATTTTCAGACGAAAACGGATTAGCCAAGGTTATAAACTCTTCAATCATGTTTTATTCTCCTATATCCTTAGTATATATTTTTTCACAAGAGAAGTCAATAGGCAATTTGTTCGCATTGCGAACTATTCACTTTTATTCTTCTCAAGAATGGCAAATAGCCGATCACCAAATTCTGTACCGTACAACTCTTCGGCAAGCGCTCTTAGGTAATCAGCGCTGTGTTCCAGGTCTGGCTTATACTTTTTATTGTCAATATCCCAAGCCCAACCATAAGCCAATTTATTGCATTTTATAACAAGTTCTTTTCGTTGATTCTCAACAAGCAAAAAATATCTTGACATTACCTTAAGATATAATTGCTGATCGTCAAAAAACAATTTGGCAATTTTGTTTTCAAGTCTTTTGTTTATTGTTTTATCTCTTATTGTTTGATTTATTGCACATTTATGAGTAGTTTTTAGATATCATGACCATCAACGTTTGTACTGCGAATATCGCCTGAAACAGTAGGAACAAAAGCGGAACACCAAAGTCCGGGCGCTTTGTTTGCAAAAAGGTTACCGTCTGCGATATAAGCAAAACCATTGGCAATTTTGCGAACTCTAACCATGTGCAAATTGTCAACCTTTCGTTCTGGATGACTTTCTGGATAGAACGGATCACCATAAAACCAATACCAACCAGATTCCTGTGGATATGGACCGGGCAACAGAGTTGTTTGAGGTACTTGTAACATTGTTTAATCTCCTGAATGACAATGGACTAATAATAAAGCCCATTAAACATAGTTTCTTCTTGAATATCGATACTTAGATCTTTGTTTTTGCTCATGTATTCCATAAGCTCTTTGATCTCACTAATTTGCCTCCCTGCTTTCCCAATCAAAATACCCGGACAATGTGTTTTGATGTGGACCGTAATCCTATTTCCTTTCCAAGTAGCCCATACTGCTGTAATGTGCGATAAGTAAGCACCAGAACTATCTGAATTATATGGATATTGCACTAAAGCCTTACAGAATATCTTACTGTCAATTTCATATTCAAACCCAAGTAACTTCTTGATTGTGTTGAACATAGTTATTTTCCTTTAGATATAAATATTACTTTCCGGATGCGTTTTTGTGCTATCCAGTGAAACAATATCAGCAAACCAGATTTGATAACCAACAGAGCGATAAAAAGCATAGTGTTCTTCATATACCTTATAAGTCTCTTCTGGCATACTCACATTTCTGCTTATCATAGTTTCACAACGACATCCATGTGTAATATTGGATTTATACGTGAATATTACCTTCTTCTCTCTTGTTGAGGCCGATTTTCATTATCAACAAGAGAAAAGGGATATATAGATTACTTGACAGGATCGCCGTAACCATTGTTTTGCCAATGGTCTTCTACCCAATCTTTACAAAATATCAAAGACAAGGGGTTATGGACACCGCTATGCTCTCTAATATCTTCTGGGAACATAGATGCAAGCTGACAAACCGCTTTTATACGGGCGATTTTTATGTTTCTTCCGCCAAAAGTACCGTAATGTTCTGGGTACAACCTGCCCATTTTTTCAACTTCTTGGATTACCTGCTGTTCCCAGGATAGTGTATTGTCTGACAAAGTAATCAAAAGCGTGTAATTACCGAGTCTTATGTTCATTTTGTCTCCTTTAGTCTAGTTGCCAGTCTGTAAGCCTGGGCTTCTCGTTAATCTCTTGTCCGGTACGAATTGCTATTTTGGCAGTACGCCTATAGGTTCTATGCGCCCACCGCTTCCAGAAGCGCAAAGTATGGGCCACATTCCTTGTTTTGCGAATATGGCCCCTTTTCTTAGAGTAACAGCGAATTTTAGATACTGTTGCCATAATTCGCACTACGAACTCTTTAGCACAAGGGCAATTATAAACAAAAGCGAAATTATCGCATAAAGCTTTACAAACAACCAGGCGATCCTTCTTCGATCATTAATGTTCATATAGCTCTCCAATATTACAGAAGTCAGACAACTAATAAAGATATTTGTGGGCTAAAGAAGAGTTCCTGGCCATGGGCCAAAAACTATCCATGCTAAAACAAGCACAAAGAGGATTAAGAAAAAAACAGCGTTCACCGAGATATTCTTTTCTTATTTAGAAAAACAATAAAAAACAGAGATATTAAGGCCGCTAACGCCCACGCGGTTATTTTATCTGGTTCTGTAGATAATCCCATAAAGAGACCAGCAAAAAGACCGCAAGCCCACGCAAAATAAATAAGCCAAATGCTCATAATATTGTCTCCTTGTTCTTAATGGCCTTCTCAAGCACATTAATCATTGGAAGCGGATTGCGCTCATACAACCATGCTCTCCATGGGCTAAAATAATCCTCATCGGATGTGGGCAAAAAACATGAGCGCCCACGCGAAACAGCAAGCGGACAAGCAGAACAAAGGTTTCCGACAAACCGATAAAGCAGACACAGCGCACACGTCGCTTCTGATATTTCAATTTTTCCACCGTGGCCTAAAACGTCGCCATTAAAATTGGTGATGCAATCGTGTTTTTCTAAATTCTCTTTTAGTAATCCCTTCCATTTCCGTAAAGAGTGTGCCGGCGCGTCTTTTTCCAACACCTCACTAGCGGGAACCGGATAAAACTCATTCATCCAGGTTTGCAAAGTCATTAGTTTACTCCTTTTGCTTCAAGGACAGCAATCTGAGACTTGGTATACTTTTGCCAATAGTTATCCAGATTGCCATATAAACGAATATTGCCATCAAGCATTGTTCGCATTCTTGCCAAAGCGCCTTGTTGTCGAGCAAACTTCTTGGAATTCTTATTCGCTTTACGAACCCGATCATGTCCAAAACGCTGTTGATATGTCTGTTTCATTGTTCCTCTACAACGGGATAATTATCAAGCCCAGGAATGGTAACGGCGCCCATAAGATCAAGTGCTTTGGCATCCCGTTCTTCTTGGGACAATCCTTCAAGAGAGACTGCATTCTCTGGCGCCCGAGACACCTTAGGCTTCTCAAAGTCTGGCAACGCCCGTACCCGTTCAATCATCTCTTTGGTTGCCGCATGTGCCTTAAAATCTCCCGGAAATACGAAGAAAAATATTCCATTGGCCGCCATAAAGCCAATATCTTTACTCTCGGCAAGTTTGCGTAATTCTCTTTTAGTCATATTTAATCTCCTTTTTCGTATCATACTACAAAAACGCCCAGAGAGGATGGGCAATATTCCTCTCTGGGCTATTGTTGATGGTTACTCTACAATCGAAACCGAGTAGCCCTGGCGGGCAATCACGCGGGTGATGATCATAAAGTTTTCCGTGGTCACGGCGCGCTTACCAGGAATGGCGGTGGTTCCAAGCACCAGAACGATGTTTTTCCCGATCAGCGCATCTTCCGGGATTTCGTCGCCGTTCGCAGTGCGAACCATACCAGCTTTCCGGGCCAGTGCCACTTCCATGCGCTTGAAGGAATTTGGGATAGCTTCGCCCTTCTCTTTGGCCTCGTCCGCCTTCTTGATCATGGCCTTGACGTTGCCATAATCCTTGAACGCCTTTGTCTTGAGAACGCGGGTATTCAGGCGCTCTTTCAGGCCAACCAGGTCGTTATTGCGAACAAACGGTTCCTGTGCGGCTTTCTCTTTCAGCGCCCACTCAATGGACTCGGCAAAGAACAGACGCAGGGCGCGTTTGGCAGCAACCGCTTTGTACACATCGTCCAGGCCGTCCAGCAGGCGTAGGGCATCCCGATCATAGGTGATCCATTCGGGTTCTTCCTTCTCGTAATTGCGCCATTCAACAACCTTGAGGGTGAAGCGATGACCGTTCCAGGACACGCGATACCAGGCATCCTCAACAATCGGCTTGGTGTGGGCATACTTACCCTCTGTAACAGCCTGTTGCAACTCTGCACTACCGCGGATATAGCCCATGCTTTCGACACCAAATTCTTTCTTGACGTCGTCCCGGGACATGCGGAAGTAGAACTTTCCGGGTTCAAACACTGGATATGTGCCAACCCAGACATGGGTCGCGGCATTGCAAATACCGTGAACACGGTCGGGCGCGTCGATGTAGAACGGAGCCTTGTCTTCGTCGCCGTCTACGCGCAGCAGAGCCAGGTCGTTGCGACCATTGGCGGGCTGAAAAGTAAACGGCGCGGCAAGTGGCTGATCAGATATGGCATTGATGGATTTGGCGGAATTCTTCTTGGACATTTTGGTCTCCTCGTTGTTGATGATTGAATTGACACCGTTTGAAACGGGTAATACGGACTTCTTAGCCACCGTTGGCCTCCTTGATGATGGCGGAGATCGCCGCTTCGATATTGACCTTTGCGGTCAAATGGGCATTGAACTCGGACATTTCAAGTTTCTGGCGCATTTCTGCCAGTTCTTTGCAAGTATCCTGGTACGTGGTATCCAGTGCGAGGATTTGTTGGCGATATTTCTCAACCACGCCGCGGATTGCCAATGGCAACTCCGCCATGTTCTTGACGCCTTTCTTTTCCAGCAGAATGGCGCGAGCGGCATGTTCCAGGTGAACTTTCCGGATAGCAAGATCGCCTATCCTCTGGTTCGCAGTGCGAAAACCGTCAACGCCAGCCTGCGCAACGGCAAGTTCCGCTTCCAGGGCCGCCAGTTCGTCAGACTTCTGGACAAGCGGGTTATCACTGAACTCGGTAGCAATGGCGAAGACGATTTCGGGGTCCAGGCGAACCTCGACGGCGCTTCCAAGATTGGCAAGCGTGATTACGGTTTTTTGGTTCTGAGACATTTTGAACTCCTTGTGTCTAGGCGAACAACAGGATAGCGATGGCGCCAAATAGCGCAAATGCGGCAAACGACCAGAACACTACACGATCAAGGGCCATAGGGTTATCTCCTTTCTTTGGATGGACGATATAAGTCCTACATTTCCCTATATAGGACTTATATAGTGAAATCGTTGGCGGTGCGTAGGGCTCCGGTAGTCCTATTCGCCATACACGAAGTAGGAGAGTAGGTCATACCTCTCCTGGGCGCTCTTCAACGCGAACTGCCCCTGCCAGATTTCCCTGATCTCGTCGTTAGGAACGCCTGCCGTGGCCAGGCCGCGCATGACCTGAACACGAGTAACGCCAAGTATCTCGGCGTCGGTACAGTTGTCATTGAACATCTCGCCCATGGCGTCTAGCAACCATTGAGTCGAGCGACGAGGAAGTAACGACTTCTCGCCATTTGTGGACTTGGGAATACGAAGGGTAGCCATTTCTCTCCTTTTTTCGCAGTGCGAACTCCGCACCAGAGTAGCGACCTAAGCAGGTCGGTTCTGTGCTTATCTCTCTGTTCGGATAAGCACAGACGCAACGACTTAGGCTTGCTGTTGTAGACGGTTTTTGGCGTCTGCCAGTACCCGCCTTACCATGTAGTCCAGATTGCCATGTCCGGGACATCGGGCATTTCCAGCCAACACAATAAGCGAGACAAGTAAACGCATGATCGGTTCGTAGATCGCAAACATTCTTCACCTCGTGTTTATGCGCTTAATGAACTCTTGTGAGCCATTCGCGCCAGCCCTTGTAACCAACATGCCGTGCGCCATGCCCAGAAGCGCGGGTAGGCGCAGGATCGTACGGACATCTGGGTCAATGGGTGTCCAGGTAGTCGCACACCACCTAGAGGTAATCCATTGCCAGGCTTGCATAACGGTCATTCTGCCTCCTTCATGGACACAAGTCCGTTGTTAACGCGGTTGAACGCGCGCCCATCGACAGGGCGCGCGGTTGCGGACAAAGACTGTTTATCATACTGGACAGTCTTGCAACCAATGCCGTTGACAACATGGGCGTTTCTGCCCATGACTACGATACGCTGACCGACAGCCATCTTCTCGACGGCTTGAAGAGCAGCACTTACGGATGTGAACACCTGTGCTACAGGCATCGCAACCTCCTTAGTGTGTGCCTATTGAGATAGGTTAGGCAGTACCTGTGTGCTTAACACCAACAAGCACAGTCCAATGCTGTCTACTACCACCCTTGTAGACAGCATGGCGACCGTGTTGTTATTACTTGGTTTCGGCCTTGACCTTGACTTCGGCCTCAATGGCCTCAGCAAGGAAGATGCTGGCCTGGGCGTCATTGCCCAGGCGTTCCATCTCCAAGGCGTGGCCGAACTTGACGCGAATAGTCATGGCCAAGTCACGGACGCCGTCCTCGCGCACGATCTGCATGAAACTGGTATTGGTATCCATCGTACATCTCCTTTGCCTGTGCCTTCTCTTGCGAGTAAGGACTTATCGGCACTAGACCTAAGCAGGTCTGCTCTGCCTTTCCCCCTATAGGCAGAACACACATGCCTAGTCCTCGCAATGAACCATTGCGAGGTAGTCTTGATGCGACCAGTCACACGCGCACTCATAAGCAGAGCATTCATGCAACTGACACCAATATTCGCCCATACAATCAAGTACCACGGGCGACTTCATGGATTCGTCCATATTGCGTTCGTCTTTCAGCACCATTGCAACCAAACCAATGGCACCGATAACCAAACCAATACTTAGGCCAACAAGCAAACCAAGCGCGAACATCGTAACCTCCTTTATGCAAGTAAGAGACTTGCGGCTTATGCCTAAGCAGGCATCGCAACCTCCTTAGTGTGTGCCTATTGAGATAGGTTAGGCAGTACCTTGTTGTACAAGCGCACAACTGTAGTAGTCCTCTTGTAGAGAGAGGACTACTTGGAAGTTGGGACTTGCTAGAACACGACCGAGTCTACAATCACGCCCGCGGGAATGACGATGGACATGATCACGCCAAAGATAACGGCGCCAACATCAACGGGAAGGATGGTCATTTTCCGCTCCGAACATCGTTGCAGTGCCACGAGTTGTAGTCCTTGTACCCCGGGTCGTTACACCATACCACTTCCAGTGCGCTATATCCCTGCTGAACAACGTTGTCGGGATTCATAACCTGGCCGCCAGTTTCGGGACCGCCACACGTAGCGCAATCGTTATCAACAATCCCGCCATCGTCGCAAGCAATGGAGGAGAGGGCGAGCATTAGTACGGCCAACAAGATACAAGCGTTTCGTTTAGACATTGCTACCTCCTTGGGGTAGGGGGAGAGGGGGGCAGGGGCGTCACGAAAAGCCACGAGCCGAGGGGGGAAGGGGGAACGGGGGATGAACAAAGAAGAGTCCTATATAAGCGACCCCCCCCCTGTTCATGCACCATCTCTATACCCTTCTTAATAGTCTCCTTATAAAAACTCTCCCTTTTTCGGAAAATCGGTTTTCTTGGAAATCTATACACGAGAAGGTTGTCGCGTATAGGTTTTGGGCATTATTCTCCATGGAGATAATGGGTATTCTGGTACAAAAAGGCTGGATTTTGTGATATATTGACTATGTTGTGTGTCAACAATCAAAGGAGATAAAACATGAAGATATTGGCTTATGACTACGAACTGATCTATTCTCCCGCCAAAAAACTTGGCGGGACCGACAATTCTGGGCAAATGAATCCAATGAGCCAGATTATTCTTATTTCGCCAGAACAGCACGTACAATCACAAGAATCTACCGTGATCCACGAGATACTAGAGGCGATAAAGTATCATTGCCAAATCAACATTACCCACGAAGAACTGTCCGTTCTTGAAGTGGCAATTTACAATGTGCTTAAAGATATGGGAATGGATACTTCTCTTCTGCTCAAAGAGCTGTCTCGGAATAAGACCAAAAAATGATTCTTATAGGCATCTATCAAATAAGGAATGTGATTAACGAAAAAATATATATCGGATCTGCCATTAATATTGATAGACGGTGGAATGAGCATGTTTCTCTCTTAAAAAGAACAAAACACCATAGTCGTCATCTTCAATCTGCCTGGAATAAGTATGGTGAAGAAAATTTTGAGTTTTCTATTCTCGAAGAATGCGAGAAAGAGCAACTGGTCGAACGAGAACAGT